GGACAATCTCCCTCCGCAAGGCTCAAACATTTTTTTTTTAGCTGAAAGGAAGAAAACGACCAATGAATATTATTGACCGCCCAATCGACACCCTCAAGCCCTACGACAATAACCCCCGGTGCAATAACGACTCTGTTGACCTTGTCGCCGACAGCATTAAGACCTTCGGTTTCCGTGTTCCCCTGGTCATCACCGAAGACGGCACCCTAATCACCGGCCACACCCGGCTCAAGGCAGCCAAAAAGCTCGGGCTTAAAAGTGTACCGTGCATCATCGCCGACGATCTTACCGACGAACAGATACACGCCTACCGACTCGCAGATAACAAAACCGCCGAGGCTTCCGCCTGGGACTTCGCTAAACTTGAGCATGAGCTTCTCAATATATACCGCATAGATATGTCCGCGTTCGGCTTCGATGCCATTCGTTTTGACGAGCCGAAAACAAGAGAAAAGAAAAGTGCACCGGACGGTAAAGTAATATGTCCCCGCTGCGGGCACATTCAGGAGGAGATACAATGACAGTCATCAATAAATATATAAACGAGATAGTGCCATATTCTAACAACCCGAGAGACAATTCCGCCGCTGTTCCACTCGTTGCCGCGAGCATCAAGGACTTCGGATTCAATGTGCCCATAATTATAGATGCCGAGGACGTCATCATCTGCGGGCACACACGTTGGCTCGCCGCAAAAAGTCTCGGCCTGGAGGCAGTTCCCTGCCTCGTCGCCGACGATCTTACCGACGAACAGATTCGTGCTTTCAGAATTGTAGACAATAAAGCCAACGAGGCGGCGGTCTGGGACTTCGATAAGCTATACTCAGAGCTTGACTGCCTCAAAGAAATCGACATGGCCCGCTTCGGCTTTGAAGAGCGCCAGGACAGGACACCCGAAGAACTTGCCGACTCAGAGTACACCGGCATGGATCTGAAGACAGAAGAACTCGACCTCGATGATTTTCTTAACGAGCAATATAACCATACCTGTGAGGAGTGTGGATTCCAATGGAATTGACGTATAAGTGGAAACTGAAAGACCTCAAGAGCATTAAAAAGAACGGGCTCACCGTCTTTTCCTGCTTCTCATGCGGGGGGGGGGTCGTCAATGGGCTACAAGCTCGCCGGTTATGATGTCGTAGGTAACTGCGAGATAGACCCCGTCACTAATGACATTTATCGCAAAAACAACAACCCAAAGCTCAGCTACACCGCCGACATCCGAGACTTCGCAAAACTGGAAAACTACCCTGATGAACTGCTTCATCTTGATATCCTCGACGGCTCCCCGCCTTGTACTACTTTTTCAATAGCCGGAAAAAGAGAAGAGACCTGGGGCAAAGAAAAAATGTTTACTGAAGGACAAAAGAAACAGCGCCTCGATGATCTCTTTTTCCCGTTCATCGACCTCGCTGAAAGACTTCAGCCCCGCGTGGTCATTGCCGAGAATGTCAAGGGCATGATTCTCGGTGCCGCCAGGGCATACGTCAACGAAATAATAAGAGCCTTTGACGCCGCCGGTTATACTACACAAATATTTTTGCTTAATTCTGCCCTTGCCGGCGTTCCCCAAATCCGCGAGCGCGTGTTTTTCGTTGCCCAAAGAAAAGACCAGCACTTTCCGAAGCTCCGCTTGCAGTTCAATGAGCGCCCGGTTAAGTTCGGCGAATACCGTGAACCCCACGGCATACCCCCAACAGCTCCCTCAGTTCGGGACGCGCTATCACATAGAACGCCGCAGGACAAGACCCTCGCTGACATAAATCTTCGACTTTACAATAAAAACGTGGGCTTTACTTCTCATATCATCCACGACGAACAGGTCTGTAACACTCTGACCTCAGGCGGTTACTTTACCCGGTATTGCGACGGTACCCTGTTCACCAAACTCGATTATTTACATGCCGCCAGCTTTCCAGAGGATTACGACCCCGGCGCAAAAGGTGCCCAATTCTTATGCGGAATGAGCGTGCCTCCGCTTTTGATGGCTCGCATCGCTAAAGAAATTGAAAAGCAATGGCTCAGCCGGAAAGGATAACATTATGGCAAATTATAACACCTTCAGCGTCGTAGATTGTAAGACCCGAAAGACTATCTTGACCACATCCTCCGCCCGAAAAGCTAACCGTGAGCTGAAGACCGGTACAAAGATAGAAGTATGGAATAACAATGCCCTGATCGACACCATATATCAGCGCAACCGCGAAAAAATACGCCCGTTTATTCAAGCAGAAAAAGACTACATCCGTGAGAAACAAGCCCGGGCAACCGAAAAAAATAAAAAACGGATGGAAAGACTTAAATTTAAATACGGATAACACCCAATTTTTTGCAAAACAAAAAACGACAGAGACCCCTCAACCCCTTGTGCCATAAGGCGCGAGGGGTTGTCAAAATCTCTGCAGTTTTTGAGGGTAGATTTGTGATAGGCTCTAAAGTAGAAGGGAGGCACCTGATATGACCGCAAAGGAGCTCTGCACGACCGGCAAGCTCGACGAGCAAGTGGAAACACTCGCCGAAGCAGTCCTGGCTATGCAGAAAAAAATCAAAGACCAGACGGGCATCTACGACAAGATGCCGCTCGCCCAGCAGGTCACCATCGGCACCGGCGACGTCCAGCTCAGAGCGAACCCCGCCGTTGTCGAATACCGTGCGACGGTCAGAGACTACGCGGCCGCTCTTAACAGCCTCCGAAACATCCTCGACGAGACCGGCAGCTCAGAGGGGGCTCCGATTTCACAGATTGAGACGCTGCGGCAGAAATATAAAATCAGCTAATCGCACAAGGGAAAGGAAGAAACGGAATGATGGGAGTGACCGAGCCGAGGATATACACACGGCCGCTCAGGCCCCTGACAAAGTACACGAGCCTCGGCTTCGCGATGATTGAATACGCCCGGGACGAGCTCGGTAAGAACCTCTACCCGTGGCAAGAGTGGGCGCTCAAGCACGCCTTTGAGGTCGAAGGCAAGCTCGGCACCGGCAAGCCCGGCGCCTGGCATTTCCGCTTCCGCACCGTCGTGGTTATGGTAAGCCGTCAGCAAGGAAAGACCGTGCTCAGCGAGGTCATCGCTTCGTTCTTCCTGAACGTGCTGCACGTCGACTCAATCTTTGGTACCAGCCTGAGCCTCGACAAGGCAGAGGAGGTATGGGACGAAGTCATCAAAGACCAGGAGAGCCATCCGGAGCTTGCAAACGACATCGCCCAGATCCGACGGACGAACGGAAGCAAGCGGCTCGTGCTCACAGGACTCCGCACCTATAAGGTCGGCGCCCCGACGAGGCGCGCGGGCAGAGGCGACAGCAACGATCTCGTCTTGCTTGACGAACTCCGCGAGCATCGCGACTGGGAAACTTGGGCAGCCGCAGACGCCAGCACCACGGCAAAGCCGAACGGAATGGTGATCTGCTTCAGCAACGCCGGCGATCCCGACAGCGTAGTGCTCCGACAGCTCAGGAGCCAGGCAATCGCCCAGATAGAAGGACGAAAAAACGCCGCCGACTTCGGCGGAACCGTTGACGCGGAGACCCTCGGCTTCTTCGAGTGGTCCGCTCCCGACGGCGCTAAGATGGACGACCTCAAGGCACTCGCTCAGGCAAATCCGGCGCTCGGCTACGGCCTCGTAACCGAGAGAACGCTCGCCAATAAGAGAGCGACAAGCCCCGAGAGTAAGTTCAGAAGCGAGCATATGTGTCAGCAGGTCGAGACAATTCTTCCGGCACCGTTTCCCGACGGCGCCTGGGAAGGCGGAACAGACGAAAAAAGCTACATCACGGGCGAGAGCCCGCTGGTTTACGGCATAGACATGAGCCAGGATCGCCGCTGGACGACGATAGGCGTCTGCGGACTCAGAGAAGACGGCGACTACCACATAGAAGTCGTTGCCCGGAGGGTCGGAAGCGAGTGGGCGATTGACTGGTTCAGAGCCAGAGCCTTACAGAACCCGATGCGCCTGGCATTTCAATCCCGCGGCGCACCGGTCGCAGGCCTCGCAGAGCAGATATGCACGATCCACGGCGTGGAAAGAGCAGCAATCGAAGGCCCTGAGCTCACCTCAGGCTGGGGCAGGTTCTACGATGCCATAGCCGCAAGCGCGCCGGTTATGCCCGGCGAGACTCCGAGAGGTGGGGCGAGAATTTACCACCTGCCTCAGCCCGTCCTCGATACACCCGGCAAGACCTGCCAGCTCAGGAACATCGGCGCGGGCACTATGCTCCCCGACAGGGTCAAAAGCCCTGACGACATCGCGCCTCTTATGGCGTGTTTTGCCGCCTTCGCCGCAATGACATCAGTCAATAAATCCGAAAGTAAGATATACCAAAGCGCCTACGTTCAGCCGGGGCACGATTTAGTCTTTATATAACGAGGTGATACCTTGACATTCAGAGAAAGACTGGGTCGCTTCTTCTTAAGAGGAGATGTGATCCGCTTCAACTTCGGGCCGTCAGCGCCTACGCAGGTGCTTAACTACACGGCCAC